CAAAGTCCCCAAGTATTGAGTACATTGACCTTGTAGGTCTACTCAAAGACACCGATTTAGTTTTAGAATTGATTCAAAATTCTGACTACTTCGGTGTTATTGATGCTGTGGATGGTATAATCGCAATGGCTTGGGAAAAATCAAATTTTGATTTAGAATCTGATAGATTATTTTTCCGTTTTGGTGAAAACATAGAGTCAGTTGCTAAGAAATTAAAATCGAGAGGTTTCTCATTAGAACAACAAGAACTTAAATTTAAAGAAATATGAAACGCACAGAAATTATAGAAAAATTATTGTCTGAAGGTTTTACAGAAAAAACATTATCTCGATTAGGTGATAAAGAACTTTCTATTTTAGCCAATACAGTTTTAAAGGAAGGTACCATGATGATTCCAAAGGAAAAGGTACAGGACATTGAAGCAGCTAAAAAGAATAAACAAACATTTGTTACATACGAAGAAAAAGAAGTTTCTGAAGAAGAATCTTCTGAAGAAAAAGCGGAAATTGAAGAATGGGTATTAAATTTGGCAGAATCTAAATTTTCTACTTTTACTTCAAAAAATGACATTATGAGTATTATTACTGAAAAAGTTAAAGAATCCGCAATTCCGATGCCGGCAACTAAACCAACTAAAGGACATAATGGTGTACCTGAATTTATGACATTTGATGCAATTGTTGGAACTCAACCTGAGACGACACCTGCACAACCTGAAGTTATTCCTGATGCACCGCCGACAGAGAAACCAAGTAAACCAAAAACTCCATATCAACCAGGACCTGGCACGGACCCTAAACCCAAAGCAATGGGAGAAGAAAAAAAGATAAAATAAATGGAGTTTTCTAAAAAAAATTTGTTATCATTGATAAGTGAAAACTTAGAAGAGATGGCAATGGATTTTGATACACCTGATAGACCATATCAGGGATTACAAGACAAATTATCGCAAGGAGATACTCCGTTAAAAAAGATTCCTTTACCATCGACAGGTGAGGAACCTAATAAGAATTTCCAAGAATTATTGGCATCTGACAGATATAGACAAGTCGTTGCTAAGGTTAGAGAATACACGGGAGTTGAAACACCTATGCAAGGTGAACAAGGTGTTATGCCGTTGGCTCAAATGATGATGTCAGCACACAACGAGATTGTTCAAACTGAAGCCGCACATAGAGAAGAATTAGAAAGATTGGCGGTTGAATTAGTAATGAAAGAAATGGGTATTCCCGAAGGAGCGTTACAATTCGATGCTAAGATTGTTGGTATGGGTGAAATCGATACCCAAAACTTTAATCGTGAGATTGAACAACAACAACCAAATATTGACCCTGTCGACATCGAACAAGATTTGATGAGTGACTTGGAGTCAATGACTATGGAAAAAGCAAAAAGAAGATTAATTAACAACATGATACAAGGAGCATCCAAAAAGGGTCACTACATGTATCACTATGTTGCCGATAAAATTAGAGAAATAACTGGTTCTGACAGAATCATCAATCAATATGGTATTCTTATGTCAATTAATGATACATTGTATTGGCAATTGAGTGATGAAACCATGAAAATGATGATGGGTGGTGCCGGTGGTGGAGGTTCTGTTGGTGGTAAAGAAGAAGTAAAAAGAAATACTGAGCCACCTACAATTGTTGCCAGAGGACTTAACTTCCCAATCCTTGTTCATGAATTGATTAAAGGTGTTATGGAGTTGTTCGCAATTCAAGGAAGACCAACAGATGAAGAGGGTAACGAAGATACCGAAGCATGGTCTGAGATTGAAGGTTCTGAGGACACATTAGAAAAAGAGATGTGGGATTTACGTTTAGGTCCGGCAATTTGGGATAGAGTTAGAAGACAATTCCCTGAAGAAATTTTATTGGACGAAAACAAGTTTGAATTACAAAACTATTTGTTGGTTGAGATTTTCAAATTACCGGCAAAACATTTCTTGGTATTCATGAAGGAAGTTCTTTCGGGTTCAGAAAATGGTAAACGTTTGATGAATCAATTGATGGAGGGTATTGACCAAATGTTTAAAGACCAAGATTATCAAAATGCAGTTGCTGCGTTCAATGATGATTTAAATAATATTACAGACAGTACAGATGATGACGATTTAGGGGACTTCTTAGGAGGTCTCGGAATAAGGTTGTCAGATGACGACGAATAAGGAAAGGGTGGTTTTACCACCCTTTTTTCATATTTATATATATGGAATCAAGAATAGAACAATTAAAAGAGTATGCGAGAATATTGAAAGACGCACCATATGCTCTCAAAACATATTTGCAGACATATGACAATACTCAAAAAAAATATGTACCTCTTGAGTTATTCCCTGACCAAGTTCAGTTAATACAGGATTACGAAGATTATAACGAAAATATTACAAGAAAGTATCGTCAGGCGGGTGTATCGACAGTAACATCTGCATGGATTTCAAGAAGGTTACAATTAGCAAAACCCGAGAATCCTGAAAGAGTACTTGTAATTGCTAACAAAAGAGATACTGCAATTGAAATGGCGAATAAGATTCGTCACTTTTTAGAACAGTGGCCTGATTGGTTAAATGTTGGGTTTTCTCCCGATAAAAACTCAGAAAGTAGATTTAGATTAAATAATGGATGTGAGGTAAAAGCCGTTGCGACATCTCCCGATGCACTTCGTGGTTATACCCCTACAATCCTTGTATTTGACGAGGCTGCATATATTGAAGCCGGTGAGGACTTTTGGGCGGCATCTATGGCATCTCTTTCTACGGGTGGTAAAATCATTTTGATTTCCACACCGAATGGATATGACCCAATTTACTACGGTGTTTATGACCAAGCAATTCGTAAAATGAATGATTTCCACATTACGGATTTAAGATGGTTTAAGGACCCACGTTACACTAAAGATTTAAGATGGATAAAATGTAGTGATATTACTCATTACATGTTAAATCGTGAGCAATATGATGACAATGAGGTTGTCATGTATGAATTTGACATTGAAAAGTATAATGAATACTTAGATGAAGGTTATAAACCATTCTCATCATGGTTTGAATCCATGTCAAAGAAATTCAAATACGATAGAAGAAAAATTGCTCAGGAATTGGAGTGTGACTTCTTAGGTTCAGGTGACGGTGTAATTCCGGGTGACGTACAGGACAACATTACGAAAAATATGTTGCGTGAACCCAAAGAGAAATACATGCAAGGTACCTTTTGGCAATGGAAAGAACCCATTGTGGGTCATAGATACATTATGGGTGTTGATGTTAGTAGAGGGGATAGTGAAGACTTTTCATCTATTAACATTGTTGATTTTGACGAAAGAGAACAGGTTGTTGAATATATCGGTAAAATACCGCCAGATGATTTAGCATCAATCGCTTATAAATGGGGTGTTTTATATGAAGCATTTATTGTGATAGATATTACCGGTGGTATGGGAGTGGCCACATCAAGAAAACTACAAGAAATGAATTATAAAAACTTGTACATTGATGGTGTTAATACTAAGAATATTTGGGAATATAATTCTAAAGCAATGGATAAAATCCCCGGTATCAATTTCAACAATAAACGAACCCAAATAGTTGCCGCATTTGAAGAACAATTGAGGAAAGGTTTTGCGGTTAGGTCGGCAAGATTAATGAATGAATTAAACACATTTGTTTATATAAACGGAAGACCTGACCACATGAAAGGTGCCCATGACGACTCAATTATGAGTTTATCAATGGCATTATATGCCGGTGATATGTGTTTCAGTCAGTTACAAAAGAACGAGAACGCCAATAAAGCAATGTTGGAATCATGGACGGTATCTGAACGAACATACGAAGCAAACAAGACATTTTATGCTTACGGTTCAACCATGGATTCTATCGGAGCCATGCAAATGAATGGTGGAAATAACAACCATCCGTTGGGTTCACCCACTAAAGACCACTACAAAGAATACTCTTGGTTATTTAGTAGAAGGAAGTGATACGACTTTATTAACTCAATAAAATTATTTATATTCTAAAGAAAACTATTTATATACATGGCAACAGATAATAAAACAGTATTTCAGAGGTTAACCAAGATGTTTGGGTTTCCGGGTACAGCAAAACCTGAGGAGACACCGTCATTTAATTTTTCCAAAGATGAGATACTAAAAACCAGTAGTAGAGAGGACTATGAAAGAGCAATGTTACAAGCTCAACAGAGCCAATACATTGCAGATAAGTGGACCAAACTTGAACAATCTCTTTACAACCAATCGGTATATTATGAACCAAATAGATTAGCAGCATATTACGATTATGAATCAATGGAGTTTACTCCTGAAATATCAGCAGCATTAGATATCTACGCGGAAGAATCCACTACATTATCAGAAAAGGGTGACATCCTTACAATCTTCTCTGAATCCACAAGAGTAAAATCAATACTTGAGGATTTGTTTATTAATAGATTAGATTTAAATACTAACCTACAAATGTGGGCGAGAGGTGTATGTAAGTACGGTGATGATTTTGTTTATTTGAAAATCGACCCCGAGACCGGTATTGTTGGTTGTCAGCAATTACCCAATATTGAGATTGAAAGAATTGAGGGTAGAGAATCTAAATCACCAAATCAAAGAGATGCAAAAGTTCCAACAAGGGAATTAAGGTTCCAATGGAAAAACAAGGAATTAGAATTCCAAGCATGGGAAATTGCTCACTTTAGATTATTGGGTGATGATAGAAAACTTCCATATGGCACATCCATGTTGGATAAGATTAGAAGAATTTGGAAACAGTTGTTACTTGCAGAAGATGCTATGTTGATTTATAGAACAACAAGAGCACCTGAAAGACGTGTATTCAAAGTATTCGTTGGTAATATGGACGATAAAGATATTGAAGCATATGTACAACGTGTTGCCAATAAATTTAAAAGAGACCAAGTTGTTGACCCAAGAAACGGTCAGGTGGATATGAGATATAATCAAATGGCAGTTGACCAAGATTATTTCATACCTATTCGTGACCCGGCACAAACCAACCCGATTGAAACTTTAGCGGGAGCACAAAACTTAGGTGAGATTGCCGATATCGAATACATTCAAAAGAAAATGTTAGCTGCACTTCGTATCCCTAAAGCTTTCTTGGGATTTGAAGAAGTTGTTGGTGATGGTAAACAATTGGCTTTAATGGATATTCGTTTCGCAAGAACGATTAACAGAATCCAAAAATCATTAATTCAAGAGTTAAATAAAATTGCCCTAATTCACCTATACCTTTTAGGTATGGAAGATGAGTTGGATAATTTCTCTCTTTCATTAACAAACCCATCCGCACAATCTGATTTATTAAAGATTGAACAGTGGAAAGAAAAAATTGAATTGTATAAGAACGCAACTTCGGACCAATCTCAAGTAGGTATCTTACCTGTATCTCACACATGGGCTAAGAAGAATATTCTTGGTATGAGTGATAGTGAGGTTCTTCTTGATTTACAACAACAACGTATTGAAAGAGCGATGGGATTTGAGTTGACGAATACCCAAAACGTTATTAAACGTTCAGGTGTGTTTGATGATGTAGATGCCAAATACGGTGTACCTGAGGGTGAGAGACAAGAAGGTGGAGAAGCACCGGCAGGTGGTGAAATGGGTGGCGGAGCCGACATGGGTGGAGGAGCATCTCCTGAACCTGCGGGTGGTGGAGCTGAATCAGCACCTTTAAGTGAATCAACAAAAAAACGTAATATTCTAAGTATGTTAGGTGAAGATACCAACATTAATGACCTTTTTGATGTCAATAAAGCACAACAGAATATTTATGAAATAGAAAATAAATTAAAAGATATACTAAACGAACAATAAAATGTCAAATTTTGGAGATGTAAAAACAAAATTGTTAGTTAAACTAACGGAATCTTACACATCAGATAATAAGTCGGGTGTGAAGGATTTATTAAAACAAATTAAATCAAATAAGAATTTGGTTGAGATGTATTTGTTTTATGAAGATATTGAAAATAAACATATCCCAAGCGTTGAAACCGCTAAGTTGTTCGTTGAACAAATCGAAACACTTTTAATTCAAAAGTCAAAACTTTTGGGTGAATCATTATCTAATTTAAGTGGAATTCTAAAAGACGTTAATACGGATAAAAACGAAATCTATGAGTGTTTAGATATTCTATCTGAGGATGTAACATTATTGAATGTGGAGAAGAAAGTTGTTGCGAAGGAAAAGTTATTAAAGAATTTGACTTCACCTAAGCAAACACAAGTTTCTGAATCTACTGTTCATACCGATAATCAATCGTTGTTAAATGCAGTATTGGTAAATAACTTCAATACTAAGTTTACTGATTTTATGAATGAAGAACAAAAAGAATCATTCAAGAAGATTGTGACAATGAAAGACGATGAGTTATCTACTGAGATGTCATCATTGAAAGAATCGATGACACAAAAATTTGATAAATTGATTTCAGAAGAATCTGATTCTACGTTAATCGATAAATTGAGTCAAGCAAAGAAAGAAGTAACCGAATCTACGGTTAGTAAATTTAATTACTACAGATTGGTTGAACTTAGTAAAAGTTTAGATTAATCCTTAGGATTATTCAATCTCTCTTTGTAAATAGCATTAAGTTTCTCTTGTCTTTTGAGAACTGACGGTTTAACAAACTCCTGTCTTTTTCTCAACTGTTCAGTTTGTTTAGTTCTGTGAACCTTGTTTTTGTACTTTTTTAGTGCAATTTCAAGGTTTCTTTCTTTTGTTACGTCTACGATAATCATTTGTCTTTTTTAAAAATATAATTAAAATATTTGGATTTTTTAAGTTTATTCTGTATATTTTAAATACACCATAAATATATTAAGTATGAATAGCATTAATGAAAAAGGGCAAGTTTATTACAATTGGTGTCCATAACAACGTAAAGATTGGATATGGCACAGTTGACCACAAAAACTTAAAGACAATTTACATCCAATTAAATTCTTGGACTCAACCAAATCACGATGATTGTGATTTTGACAGATTAATCTTGAAGACAAGAAGACACATCAAAAATAAAATTTACGACCTTAGGTGTGAGTATTTTAAACCACAATCAATCGTTGACCTCGATATCAAAACAAGCGGTATTAAAACCAATAAGAGGTCGTTTATGGATTTGGAGATTACATTATACGTAGAAAAATTCTTCGACGTTAAATCAAAAGAGATAAAACAAATAGTATCCGAATTATCTGAAAATATTATAGATACCATTTTAACAGACGAAACTTTGTTTAATTTTTACGAAACAAAGAATTAATCAGTTATTGGGGTATTTATATATAAAAAGATAAATGAAGATACTTGGACCTAACGAGACCGGCAAGGGTATTCTAATCGAATACGATGCGGGTCATATATCTCCACAGGAAAATCAAAGGATTATAACTGAGATGAAAGATACAGACTTCTCTCAGGATATAGTCCTTTATGCCGTTTTACAGAAATATGATACCCCCAATAAAAACGGTCGTATCTATCCCGAAACAATTCTCAAAAGAGAAAACGAAAAATATCAGAACCTTATTAAAAAAGGTGGAGCTCTAAATGAGCTTAATCACCCATCATCTTCTCTTATCGATTTAGATAGGGTTTCACATTCTATTGTTGAGACATGGTGGGATGGTAAAATGTTAATGGGTAAAATTAAATTATTTACATCACCCGGTTGGAAGAAAATGGGTATTGTAAGTACTAAGGGTGACCAAGCAGCAATGTTATTAATGAACGGAGCAACATTAGGTATCTCATCAAGAGGTGTTGGTTCATTAAAAAATATCAAAGGACAAAACATTGTACAAGAAGATTTTGAGTTGGTATGTTTTGACTTGGTGTCCTCACCATCTACGCCGGGGGCGTATGTATTCAAGGATTTAGGTGAAAGAGACAATTACGCTGAATCGATTCAAGAAAGACCAGAATCGATTGATAAAATGAAAAATCTAATGTCGAAATTGGATAGTTTTTTATCCAAATAAACAATTTCTTTCAGATTTCAATATCGTAAAAAGTACTTTTTTACATAATCATAATATTTATAGATAAATAAAAATTTCCAAATGAGCGAAAAATCAATTTTAGAACAAGCATTACTTCAGGTACAGACACTTGAAGAGGCAGTAAAAGCAAACGCAAAGGGTATACTTGCATCTACCATGAAGCAAGAACTAAATGATTTGCTAAAAGAATCATTGGAAGAAGAGGAAGAGGTTGTTGCAGAACAACCCGATTCTGAAGAAGAGACTCAAGACGATGTACCAGCCGAAGCTGGGGATGAGGAAGATGGTCTCGATAACGATGAAATGGGTGATGAGGAATCATCTGACGATGAGCTATCTAAAGACATCGATTCATTAGATTCAGAAGATGAAATGGGTTCAGAAATGGACGACATGGATTCAGAAGGAATGGATGATGAAGATGTTGTTGACATGACAGGTGCCGATGAAGAAGAAGTTTTAAAAGTATTCAAGGCAATGAGTGCAGAAGATGGTATTATCGTTAAGAAAGATGAAAACCACATCGAACTTGAAGATGGTGATGATGAGTACATCATTAAGTTAGACGAAGAAGAATCAACTGAAGAACCTATGGATGAAACCATGGACATGCCAATGGAAGAAGAGGAAGAAACCTCTGAAGATTGGAACGAGGGTGAAGAAGTTGTTTACGAAATCGAACTTGATGAAGAAGAATCAGAAGAAGGTTCAGAAGACGAAAAAGAAATGTCTGAAGAAACTTTTGACGAACCTCACGAAGAAGAAATGGGTGAAGCCGCAAGAACTAAGTGGAATATCCATGGTGACAAGGGTGAAGCTGAAAGAGCAGGTATCAAGGGTAAAAAAGTATTCGCAGCAGGAGCAATCAACGAAGAAGTTGAGAACTTGAAAAAACAAAACGCTGAGTACAAAAAAGCACTTGTATTGTTCAAAGAAAAGCTTAACGAAGTTGCTGTGTTTAATGCAAACTTAGCTTACGCTACTCGTTTGTTCACCGAACATTCTACCACAAAACAAGAAAAACTCAACATCTTAAAGAGATTTGATTCAATCTCAACCTTGAAGGAATCAAAAAATCTTTATTCAACAATTAAAACTGAATTAGATACTAAAAAACCAATTTCTGAATCAGTAGTTGATAAGATTACTTCGGCACCAAGTACTTCATCTTCAACTGAAGTTCTTTCAGAGTCAAAAGCTTATGAAAATCCTCAGTTTAAAAGAATGAAAGATTTGATGACAAAAATAAAATAAACATAAACAATAAAAACCAAAAAAAATACTAAAATGGGAGCATTATTAGAATCAGGTATGGTTGGTAACATCGGTCTTAAGCACCTTCGTGTTATCAAAGAAGATACCATCAAAAAATGGGATGACTTAGGATTCCTAGAAGGTCTTGACGGCCATCAAAAAGATAACATCGCACAGTTGTATGAAAACCAAGCGTCTTACTTAATCAACGAAGCAGCAGTTTCTGATGCTAGTGGTTCATTCGAGACCGTAGTTTTCCCTATCATCCGTCGTGTTTTCTCTAAATTGTTAGCAAACGACATCGTATCGGTACAAGCTATGAACTTACCAATTGGTAAATTGTTCTACTTTATCCCTAAAATCCAAGATAGAACCTCAGGTGGTCGTCATAACCAACCTTACGGTTTCCCTTCTGGACAAACTGACCCAAATTCTGGTTACACAGGTTCAAACTTGTATGACAGATTCTATGAGGAAGATGACGCAGCAACTTCAGGTCTTTTCGATTACTCAAAAGGTGCGGTTACTGCAGTAGCAGCAGCACCATCTGCATTCGTTACATTCAGCAATGGTACTCCATCTGAAAGTACTGCAGCATTGAGTGGTTCTGTATCAAGTGCAATCGTTGTTCTTAGTGGTTTCGCAACTGCAGGACAAGGTAAAATGTTAGGTGCTAATGGTAACATCATGGATACTGAAGAATTCTTAGCTTCTTTATCTGTTACTATCACTGGTAACACTACCGCAAACAACGGTGTTAAAAACTTCAACGTTGTAACTCAGAAATATGGTAAGGGTATCGTTGAGTACGGTCAAAAGAGCGGTACTACAATGAACAAATTCCAAGATATCTGTGACGAAGAAGGTAAAATCTACTTGAACGTCGATTTCGAAATTTACGACCCGGCTTCAGGTTTCTCAGCAGCAGATTTCACTAACGACTTAGCTCTTGCTAATGTTGTAGTATCTTATAACACTTACGACACTCTTGAATTCGAAGAAGAAATCGGTGAAGTATCTTTCGACCTTCAGTCAGTAACAGTTTCTGTAACTGAAAGAAAGTTAAGAGCTAGCTGGTCTCCTGAATTGGCTCAAGACGTTTCTGCTTTCCACAACATCGACGCTGAAGCTGAATTAACAGCTTTATTGTCTGAGCAAGTTGCAGCAGAAATCGACCGTGAAATCCTTCGTGACATCCGTAAAGGTGCCGCTTGGAGAACTAAGTGGGATTACAACGAATGGAAATATGGTGCAGTTAGTGGTACTCCATTCATGGGTTACACTCAAAAAGATTGGAACCAAACTTTGGTTACCAAAATTAACCAAATCTCTGCTCAAATCCACAAGACAACTCTTCGTGGTGGAGCTAACTGGGTTGTAGTTTCTTCTGAAGTTTCTGCAGTATTCGATGACTTGGAGTACTTCCACGTTTCAAACGCAGGTCCTGAAGCTGATACTTACAACATGGGTATCGAGAAAATCGGTTCATTAGCTGGTCGTTACCAAGTTTACCGTGACCCTTACTTACCAGCAGGTAAAGTAATCATCGGTCACAAAGGTAAATCTTTGTTAGACGCAGGTTACATCTACGCACCGTATGTACCTCTACAGTTGACTCCGACTATGTACAATCCGTTCAACTTTACCCCAATTAAGGGTATCATGACCCGTTACGCTAAGAAAATGGTTAACAACCGTTACTATGGTGTAATCGACGTACATGGATTGGCTACATTCAGTCTTGACACTTTAAGATAATCATTTATCTTAATATAACTAAGGGGACCCAAAAGGTCCCCTTTTTTATTTTGTATATTCTAAAAAATATTATATTTGCATTACTATGTCTAAAATTAAACGTTTACCAATTCAGGAATCGGATGAACCGATAGAATATGAAAAACTAAGGTTGGACGTATTAAAAACCTTAGTTGATGGTCGTAATATTGAATGTAAACAGACCAAAGATGAGATGATTAAACACCTCAAATTAGATGATGAGGGTAAGTACATTCGACCTGTAACATATCAAAAACAATCAGATGAAACCTTCATTGTAGGTATTGCTATAAATGATGGAAAAAACTTATTCGAAATGGGTAAGTTAGTGGAAAAAAATATCGCAAAAAGTATGGGTCTTTACTGTAATGATAGAATTCATTATATTTCTAAACAAAAACTATTATGAATTGGACTGAGTATTTCTTAAACATTGCTGAACAAGTAAAACTTAAATCAAAAGATAAATCAACCCAAATTGGTGCGGTAATCGTTGGAGTGGATAATGAAGTGTTATCCACGGGATATAACTCCTTCCCAAGAGGTTTAGACGATAGTAAAGAGGAACGTCAGGAAAGACCTGAAAAATATTTTTGGTTCGAGCACGCTGAACGTAATGCAATTTACAATGCTGCACGTATTGGTGTATCACTTAAAAACTCAACGATTTATTTAACTTCGGGATTACCTTGTATGGATTGTGCAAGGGGAATTGTCAATTCAGGTATTAAAGTTGTTTGGTGTAAAACAGAATGTACCACCAAAAACAAAGAGAAGTGGGTTGAATCTCAAACGAAAAGTTTACAACTCCTTAATGAGTGTGGTGTTCAGGTATACTATTACCTTTAAGTTTTTTAACTTTTACCGTTAAATCACCGGTACCTTTAATGATTCTATGATACATACCCTCAGGAATAAAAATGGGGGTATTCTTTTTTATACTAATTGGTAATTCATCATCGATTTGAAACATCCAATCAGTATCATCTTCACAAATAACAATCCTATCCTCTTCATCAAAATGCCATTTTAATTCCATTTCAGATAAATCTGAGGTAAATGTTCTAACGTGAAATCCTTCTTTTAATTCTTCTTTAAATGGAAAATCCATTACCAAGGGTTTGATGATTTAATACCTAACGCTTTTCTGTATCTTGAAACGTTACAACTCCAATATCCTGCTTTAGTTCTATCTTTCTTTTGGTCACACTTATGACGTGCTCTAAATGATTTTGCCGCTGCTCTATTATTGTTTCTTACTCGAAGATTTGGGTCACCGAAGGTTACTTTAACAATATTACCACTACTATTTTTCACATATACTGCGAATTTTTTAGGTCCACCGGGAGTTCTAAACGGTCTGTTTAGTTTCACATTACGACCTCTGTGTTTTGCTTCAACAAGATATTCTTCTTCATCTAAAACAAACGGAATATCTAAATAAACCTCTTCACCTTCATAAATCCCTGTTTGACCGATGTCAGTCATCAATAATTCGTAATCTTCACCAAATACTTCAAGAGTTCCTTTGTTTAACAATTCTCTTGATTCGTTAAACAAATCAAAGAATTTCTGAGAGTAAATTCTATAAACGTTTTCAATAAGAGGTTTCTCTTGTGTGATATGATAATTTAAACCCTCACTTAAAGTGATTTTAGACTCATTTAAGGACGTTAATCTTGGAGCCGAGTAAGATTCCATAACTTCCGAGAAATCCAATGTAATGGTCTTATTTTCATCGAAACGTGTCATTGTGGGTTTGTTTCCTTTACCAACTTTAGGGTCTTTCTTTTCTGCTCTTCTTTTTTGTGATGTCATTGCCTTCTTTTCTTTTTTATCATATGAGGAAGCCACTTTAGGTGTTTCTTTTGATACTTTCTTAGATGGACGACATTTTGGGTACGCTTTACCATCAGCATCTTTTCTACCACAAGGTGGATGTTTACCGTCAACTTTACGACTTACATCGACCCATTTTTCCTTAAACCATCTTCTAAGGTCTTCTTTTAAAACCTCACCTGATTCAAGACATTCCTGAACGTATTTCTTATCCTCTTCGCTTATTAAGATTTTCATCAGATTACTTTTTACATTTTTTCCATCTACCGCCTTTAGATTTGTAATTTTTTGCAGCCCAACCATTTGCATATGCACTGGGGTAGACATCAAATTTAGCTTTGGCAGCCGCTTTTGATGCCGACCATTTCTTTGGGTCTGTCGGACAATTTTTACTTTCGTCTATTTGGTATTCTTCATTTAATAAGTCCTCATCCACATTGTTTTCTTTATCATCTCCTTTAGTTTGATTCATTAAAAAATCAAATACTTGGTCCAATAAACTCTTTGCCTCTGCGATGTGGTCCTGTGCCCAATCATGTTGTTTTAGAATAGAATCAATTTGATTTTTATCTTCACCCATCAATAACTCACACTGTCTTTTCATTTGTTCTATATTACCAAAGAACATATAATTTTCTTGTTCGGGCATTTCTCCCTCAGATATGGTTTTAAGATGTTTTTTAATGATATTGTGTAAGTTTTCCATAATCTATAAATATTTTTATTTTTCTGACAAAATCTCAAATTTCACGTAATCATCGTAGAAGATTTCTTCAGTATGTGTTTTAGCTTTGAATTCCATGAAATATTCTCTTGGAATCATATATGATGTATCCAAATAAAATGAATTTTCTGTTGCGGTCATATCTGATTTTGTCCAATCATATACAATAACATTGGTTTTACCTTCCTTAACGAAAATTCGATAATAAACATCTTCAAAAAGTTGTGATTTCGGTACGTCGATAGATTTAAACCACAGATTTATTTTCTTTAGTTCTCCTCTAATAATTCTTTCATTTTGTTTAATTCCTGAAAATTGAATAACGTACTTTTGTGCTTCTGTTGGGTTAGTACCAAACGTATAATAATCTGTAAATGGTTTTGGTACGAATTTTTGGGTAACGTCAGATATTGATACCCCGTCGATTGTTAAACCTTTCCACTTGTCAAAAAAGAAACGTTTACCGTCACATAATTGACCCGTTATACCGAAAGTTACCTTATAAATTCCTTTTCTAATCTTAGTTGTTGTTAAATTGGATAAACCGGAGATTACTGTACCTGAACTATTCAAAATATCAACAGTAGGTAAAGTATCTAAATCATAGAAATTGGTTCCTTTTGTGACATATAGGTAAAGATTGTTTTGTCTTTCACCTATAAAACTCTGTCTGTGGTCCTCGATTGTGTCATCAAAAACTGTTTCAACAAAAGGTTCATAGAATGTTTGAGTGTATTTTGTGAAGAACGCCACAGATTGGTCATACTCATCTTCGAGTGGTTCGTAAAGTAGAGCAAATGCCAAACCTAAACCGTGATTAGTGTTACCCGAAACCACAATACCGTTTACATAATTTGTGATATCAACATCGATATTTTCGTCACCATTATCAAAATGAATGGTGGAAACAATCGTTGGACTACTTTGGTATACACCGGCGGTTGTCCATTGATTTAATGTTGTTCTATAAAACCAGTTTGAAGGTCTTTCATCAAATGTACTATTACCAACAGTAAAATCATATCCACCGTCTTCGTAATCAAAACCGACACCCTCATCCCAATTTTCGGGAATTTGGAATAGAATTAAATCAAATGATGTTGTTCTTTGTCTTCCTGTATTTCTCTTTTCCCCAACCAATTGAGCATCTCCCGATACGGTATTGGTCATTTTAAGGTAATGTTTGGTATTTGCACCAATAACTAAATCACCATTTTGTATTTTTGATATTAAGTCGGTAAAATCGACCTTGAATAAGAATTTAGAGAACCCAGAACCATAAAAAATCTCGGTGGTTGGGTTTTTAGCCGTGTTAACCGCCTTGTTTTTTATAATTGTATTATTCTTCTCAAAATATGAACGGAAATATGACATCTTTTTATTTAATAAATATCAAATTAGTTAGTTCTAACCGATTTATTTAAAAGTTCTGACTCTAACTTATTATATAGCTCAACCATAGTATCGTGAGCGTCGTAAGTTGCTCTCGCATATGGTTTATTAATATTGTGTGTGTGGGTTAGAAGAACATTATACATTGACCTTAAAAATTCAAGTAATACCTCACCCCTAACAATTGCATAGGTATTTGGGTCAATCTCATTCAAATAATCATTTTGACTGTATTCATAGGTATCTAACTTGTCAAAACCAATGGTTTTATTTGTGAAATTGGTATCGGTTGACAATAGATAAATCTTATCTGAGGTTAAACTTGAGAATGTTTGTTCTCGTGAACTCGAATCTTTCACTAAGGTTTCAATAATTTCCTCCTTAGTTATAGATGGGGCCGAGAATTTTGATGAAGACCATATTAACCCACTTTGAATAACTTTAGAAGCTAATTTCACTCCTGTTAAAAGATTGTTTTTTCTTTCTAATTCTGTTGTGTTTGAACTTGGTAATGTTCTTAACTGTAGAGTTGGTCGGAAAAATAACGGATAAATGGTTGTCAACTCCTCGGGCGAATCAAACTTTTTATTGATATCTGCACCAAATAACCCAACAAAACCATCTTCTTTTATTTGAAGAAGTGTAGTTCTAATTTCAGAACATATTTGACTTATTTTACTATCAATTGATGATGTAGAATAATCAACTTTAGATGTCATATTCACAGTTATTGTGGGAGTGGTGGTGGTACCATCATCATTTAATAAAACACATAAAGAAGATGGTAATTCCGTAAATTCAGTAAATGCATTACTTTTAAATAAATCCCCATAAATTCCTGTGTTTATTTTATAAACAAAGAATTCAATTATTGTGGGATTTGTAATACTATCGATATCATATTCAATGACATATTTTAAATTGGCATTTTCATATGTTGTTTTCGTTACCGGTTCAGATTTTAATAATCTTTTTTCGGGAAACTTCTTTAAATGTAATTTGGCAACTTTTTTAGATGCGATTGGGTAATTTGTTAATCGTTGTCTTTCTTTACCACTAGCACTCTCTTTTGATAATAATTTACCACCTCTAAGTACAAGACCATTTTCGGTCATTAATACATCGGAACCAAATTTACCTGAAATAGAGAAATCTGTATTTTTGGGTAGAGTGTCCTTACAATCCGCGGGTAATTGACCATTGGTGAAAATATCTGCCTTGTCTTTAACACCCGAACCAAAAGTGGTAGGTGCCACCTGTTGTGAATATGTTTGACCATTAAAATCAAATCTTGTTGTAAACGGTCCTGTGATATATTCTTGGTTCACGGTTGTTTTTTCCGTGTTGTACCTTATTACTTTTACAGTTTGATTTACCTCAGGAATGAAATTTATATTATTGGGTAAAAATGGTAACGCAATAAATGCATCATCTTCACTCCATGGAGTGTATTTTCGATAGTTCTCTTTACCCGATACATAATCATCATAATCGACACATCGAATCCTACCCATACCTTTTGGGTCATTATTATCTATACAAACACCAATATCAATTATTTTCATGCCGTTTTTCTTTTTTCAATTTCTTCAACTACTTTACCGTGGATTTCTTCAATCGCTTCCATGTGTTTAGTTAATTCGATTGCCAATTGTTTTGTTTTTTCATATTCATCAAATAATAATGATTCAACTTCTAATAATTCCTTATTAGATTTATTCTCAACATTATTAACAATATCTAAAATTTTATTTTTATCCATATTAAATCTTTTTACCAACACCTGAGATTATTCCCGGTGGTATTACCGCACCACCCGTAGGACCCGGAAGAACTCCACCTTTTAGGACAATTTGGACGAATGAGTTAGTATCTTCTTCTTCGGTATGACCGTCAATTATTGATTTTACTGCAGATAATAAATCATTATCTTCTCCAAATAATGGTCCTGTAGGTATTCCCGCATTTGACATTCTCTCACTAATGTTCAAAAATGCCCTTTCTTTACTATATCCTGAACTTAAATCCGCAGTGAATAATAATATTGAAGGGATTGTTATTGGTCCTTTCATATTAATTGCGGATTCAATGGTTGATAGAATCGTTTGAAAAATCTCAAAACAACTATCCATTTCCGTCTCTTGTACTTTTTTAAGTAATGCAATTAATGACGTTACAATTAGTAGGTATCTTTTGTATTTTTCTTTTAAAATCTTACTAACTAATTTGGTCACGAACGCAATCAAATCAATCTTAACAAGGTTCCAAAATTCACGTATAAATAACCAAAACAAATCTTTAACTATGTTATAGATTGCCCTATAAAATTTTCTAACCAATTCTCTAATATTAACAATAGTCGATAGTGCCATTGTTTTAAAGTATTTGTAGAGAATTATTAATGGTAAGAACAGTTTAGCCGATAATACTGTCATTATCAACGCCTTCGGTAAACTTAAAATAAAGTTATTTAATAGATTATTAAGTAAATCCGAAATTGATAATGAACCATCAGATTGTTCACTGGCATCTGTTGCCACTTTTGTTAATGTGTCGTCAATCGCTTTCTTAGGGTCTTTATTTTTAGTTAAATAAATGAAATCCTCTATATGTGTGTCATCTGCAGGAATTTCAAAATTGTAACAATCTTTGAAACGTAAAACTCTTCTGTATCTTAAATCTTCGTCATCCAAATCAATACCTTCCACATCATCAAAATCAAAGTAGAATTCAATATCCTCCTCACTTTGATTGAACATGTCAACCGCGTTTTGTTTTTTTAACTCATCTTTTTTGGTTTCGGCACCACAAACAGCAAGTAATTTTTTTAGAAGACGGTCTACATTGTTTAGTGCTAAATCGAATTTTCTTGATTTGCCACAATTACCTCCTCCTTGAATGGTTAATAACATAGCGGTTTTGGCAATGTCCGTAACTTCAGGAAACTCAATTGATGAGTAGTAATCTGAAATAAACTCTTGTACTTTAATTCCCGTAACATTACCTTGAGTTAAACCAGTTATAACATAGTGTTGACTTGGACATAAATGATTTGACCACAAGGAGATTCGGGGTCAATTGTGAGAATATCTAATAAATCAAATTCTTCGGGTTTTAGGTTTATTGTATCACCCGTTATGGTACCATTAGTACCACAAATACCATCACCCATGAATAGTGCTTCTGATAATCTTTTAACAACAATCTCTTTAGCAGAATCAAGTGTCTTTTCAGATGCGGTTAATGCGTGTTGTTTTAAACGTTTTTTTGTTTTGTTTTTTTGTGGATTAACTGTTGTACCACTTTGTACCGCATCAGTCTCAGAACCTGAAGATTTTTTGTCTGTACCCAAGAATTGCTCAACAACCTCAAGTATTTCACCAAAGATATCCTTCTTGTTTTCTTTTTTTTGTGCTCTCTTATTTTTAAGAGCATCTAATTTTTTACCAACAAAATCATTTGATGATGGGATATTCTTCAAATACTTATCCGCAACGTTATCCGCAAATTTCTTGGGGTCATCGTTGATTTTCTTAATTGCTTCAATCTTTGATTGGAGCTTCTTTTTGGTATTTTTTAATTTACTCATTACGTTCTATAAGTTCCCGTTTTTGGTTCATCGTCAGAGTCATTCATTAACTTCTCCAACAAAACTCTGTCCTCGTCGGTTAATTGGAGTTTACCTCCACCTGCACTCGGACCTGAACCTTGGGTTTGCTTTAGTAACGCGCTCTGAAGTTTTACTAATGAGATTTTCTTTTCGGTACAGTCATTTAATATTTTCTGCTGTTCCTTAATGACAGGACCAATAACACTCATATCTTCGGCATCTTTCATAAAAGTCAACATCTTCTTGGTAATCATAGATGCGGTGTTCTTTTGTTCCACAATATCATTGTAGATTTCTTGCATTAATGCCAATGCCGAATCGGTGTCAAGGGATATGATATTTTTCCTTTCTCTCATACTCTATAAATAGGGTTATTCTTAATTTATGAATCCCAACATTATACCTTCGTAGAGTCTTTTGTATTTTCTCATAGAAATCCTTATTTCTTTGGTTGATAAGGATGTCATTTCACGTAATGATAAGAGAATCAAGTTTTTATTAAACTTGTTTCCATCACCAATCTGAAATATTTTTTCAAAATTCCCAAAGATTTCAAGGAGAGCGTAACCTAATTTTTGTTCATTTTCGGATAACTCTTCAGATTCCATGAATTCCTCCATTTCTATGGTGAATTTTATCACAACATCTCGATAATCGATGTTAGCTTCGTCTATGGTATATGAATGTTCGGGACTCTCCTCCAAAGATGAAGAAATGTCATCATATGACACACTTCTATTCATTTCTTTAGTATCCTTTTGGATTGCACCCATTAAATAATTCTTACAAATGGTACCAAAATAGGAGTATGCCTTATGATTTTTCGTGTGGTCGAATTTGTTAATTTTGGTAATTAAAAACGACATGGTATCCGCATGGATATCCACGAATTCAAAATCTTTTCTATAAAGTTTGTAACGTCGAATGATTGATTCGACCATTATTGTGAGAGGTTCTCTTAAATATTCATTGAATATCTTGTTCTTTTCCGTTTCGGATTCCGATTGTAAGTATCTTACCACCGCTTGTTCTTGGTCCTCCCCAAAATATATTTTTTGGGTACGTTTACGGGGCATCTTAACTTTCTACATAGTTTATTTCTCGTTTATTTTTAAAGAAAAACTCTTTTTTTGCGGTATCTAACCAAAACTTAACCTCATTCTCAGACATTCTCATTGAATCGTCATTTTTGTATGACCAAAAGAGTGAATTTTCTCTGAAATTGACGTGTTGATACCCAATTTTTGGAACCGAAATAACAAGTACGTTATTATGAGTAAGTCTTAATAGAAACTCATAACCAAAGGTCAACTTAATGTTTTCTTTTAATTTACCTTGTTCTTTAATCACCGCCGTTCTATATAAACCACCACTAATTTGGAAGTTTTGGTAATCTAAAAGTGCTTCGTTATCCAAAATACCTTGTTTTTCGGTAAACCCATACGCCCAAGGTGATTCATTTGTAAAACTTAAAAATTTACCCTCAACATTAATGTCTTTTACAATCGTTAAAAATACATCCGCCGTTGGGTTCTCCTTTACATAGGTATTCATCGACTTCAACCAAGATGGTTTATACTCGTCGTCAACTTCTAAAATAGAAAACCATTCAGTATCACAATTTTCAATACCAAGATTTACCTGACTGCAGAAGTCCGATGAACCATCGTTGGTTAACACTTTAGTTTCCAACTTATCTGAAACAAGTTGAATATTTGATATAACGTCTTTTGGACCTACAATTGTTAATTTAACGTCATTGTAAAATTCCTCAACAGATTTTACTGCGTTTTCAAACATTAATTTATAATCTTCATCCCATTTATGGATGGGTAATATTACGGTTACATTTTTCATGCTGTTACCTCCTCTTTATTTAATTTTTCTAATGCCTTTTCGATACTCAAAACTCTACTGGTTTTAAAAGATTCGAAAATTACGTTTATATTTTCTTTGGTTATATCCGAATCATACGGTAAAAGGGTGTCTCTCATTTTTTGAGTTACCTCATCAGTTAGTTCAACACCTTCGAGCCACGCCATTACAAATTTTCCAAGAATCTCTGTAATTTTTGTCTCGTCATATGTCCACATACCGTTCTCACTCAACCAATCCGGTTCGTTTTTAGGTATTTTACCAATCACAGGAACACCACATTTCATTGATTCGAGAGGGAACGTACCAAAAGTTGAATCGTCATCAATCCATACCGAAACCATACACTCTTTTAATGACTCTGAAAATTCATCATATGTCATTTGATTCATATCTCTAAAATTAATCCATCTTAAATGTGGATGTTTTAGATAAAATTCTGATATGATTTTTTTATTGATTGACCTATCTCTACATGAAATTGCGATTGTAGGTTTTGCCGTGTTTTCAGATGGTTTAAAGTTCTCTCCAATCATTGGTGGAACAATGTAAACAATCGATTCTTTAAAGTAATCCTCGATATAATTCTTGCTTGATTCGGTAGTGGTAATCACTTTATCAAAACCATAATCTGACCATCTACTTCCGATAGGTAGTGTTTCAAACATGTATTCTTTTTGTTGAATCAACATGACTTTAACACATTTAATATTTGCCAAATTCTCTAATACGTTTGAATAGTACTCAGGAACGACAATTACGTCTTCAATTTTAATCTCAACTCTATCATCCTTGATGGTAACCACTTCAAGGGAATCGTACTTATCTCCTAACCACCCCTGAACACCAGTGTAAGTTTTATCCTCAACTAAAATCTTTACGTTTTTACCGTTTTCTTTTAGTGTTAACGCCATGTCGTAAATGTGTTTAACTGACGCTCTAGCGTTATTTCTTGTGTCATAAGTTAAGAAATAAATTGTGTATTCATTTGAGGTCAATTTACTCAATGAACTTTCTAATTTTTCTATGTTTTCTTGTTTATTCATCTTCTTCGATTAATATTTGATATTTTATTAGTGTGTTAAATGCGATTTTAAAAGATACTGACAATCCTTCTTGTGCAAAAGGTCCCATTTCTTCATCAACTTCTTGATATTCATTTAGAACTCTTTCGAGACACATTTTAACTGTCTCATACTTAAAAAGATTTATCTCTAAACTTTCGGTACCGTCTTCGTTTTTGACAGTACTGCCTGTTTGACATTTTGAAGTAATCCCTTCAACGTCGATGTAATAGTTCTTTCCGAATATTTCAACCATTCCTTTTTTATTTCTGATAATTTATTTATTTCTAATTGATTTGTAAAGTGATTATTGAACGGTGTTTTAAATTTGACAACCTTCTTATTAGATGGACATGAATCTATAACTCGTTTATCGTCAGTAATCCATAAATCACATTTTTTCCAAAGATTTTTTACATCATCTTCTTTAGCAAATGTTATGTTATCACATATAACACCATTTCTTGATAAAAAGAAAAGAGTTGAAGGTTTAGCCTTGCCCTTTTCCATTAAACCAATTAATGTGAATTTTATATTGGGATTCTCAAAAACTAATGAGTTCAATTCTGTCGATGCTTGGTTATAACTCAATCCCGCATGACCGAATATTTCTATAGGGAAATCAAAGTATAGGAAGTATTTAAGAAATAATCTTTATAGTGGTAATCAAATTTTTGTAAGGTGTTTCTTAACACCCCGTCAATGCTTACGAATACTTCCATACTTGGAAATATAAATTTAAAAATATTATAAGTAAAGGTTTAATCGTACCTTTTTAATATTTCACTGATTATTGGATTTCTAACAATATCTTTAGTATCGAACTCAAAAATCCCAACGTTTTTAATATCGTGCAATTTAACTTTTGCATCGTATAAACCCGTCTTGGTTTTGTCTTTAAACTTATCAGATTGTTCTAAATCACCTGATATAAAAAATTTAGAGTTAAAACCGATACGTGTTAAAAGAAGTTTCATTTGTGCGGGAGTAGTATTCTGTGCCTCCTCAAAAACAAGAATCGTATTATCAACATTCCAACCTCTCATATACGCAAGAGCGGCAATTTCGATAAAACCTTCTTCTTTTAATTTTTCTCGAGCTTCTTTTCCAATTATCTTATTTAAAAGATAGTATGATGGATAGATATATGGGTCAAGTTTTTCTTCCAAACCACCGGGTAAAGAACCAAGTTTTTCTTCAGCTTCAACCGCAGGACGTACAATAATAATTTTTTCAAATTTATTGTTATCATCCCATAACAAATCAATTGCGCGTTTCATCGCAATGTACGATTTACCAACACCGGCAGGACCGAAGCAAAGAGTAATTTCGTTATCCCCTAAAATTCTCCAATATTCTTCTTGATTTTTAGTTAAGAATTTTTCTTTGGGTTGTTTGATTATTTGTCTGATTCTATCCTTCTTATTCACTCTTTTATCCTCAACAAAAGACGTTGTCTTTGTTACTCCCGACTTAGATGCTGCTCGTTTCAATTATTTATATTTTAAAATTAAATTATGTTCCGGTAGAACCAAAACCACCCTCTCCTCTTTCTGTAGATGAAAGTTCTTCTGACTCAACAAACTTTATTGTTGGGTATGGTAAAATAATAATTTGACCAACCCTATCCCCGACCTCATAGTATCGGGGGATTACTTCTTTCGTTTTTCTAAACTTGAGCATAATCTCACCACGATACCCTGAATCAATTACTCCGACATGATTAGTTAGATACAAATCCTTTTTAGAATTTGAACTTCGAGGAAAAACTAAACCAACATATCCGTTTGGTATTTCCATGGACAAACCTGTACCATATACCACATTGGTGTCTCCATCATAATCGATACTTACTGCGGTTAAGTCCATTCCCGCATCTCCTGATTTAGAATACGAAGGAATTACCGCATTTGGATTTAGTTTTTTAATCTTAATATCAAGGGTATTGTGTTTAGCCATTGTATTCATTTGAATATCATTATCCAATGCCGACAACACTTTGTTTAAATCCCCGATAACAGAAAAATCACCATCTTCTGATTGAAGTGATTTTTCAATGTCTTGTAATTTACTCAGATAATCTTCGATATCTTTTTTATTCATTTGGTTTAACCTTTTTTACTTTCCAACCATTTATCTAATTTCTTGATTCTTTCTTTCAAGTCATTATCTGCCGGTCTTAAACAAGATTCAACAAACACATCGGTAATTCTTTGTAACTCCTCTACGGTGATTTTAACACCGATGGAACTTACATATTCCAATGCTAACTTACTTTGAGATTGTCTAAGGATTTGGATGTCTTTGCTGTGAAATTCCATAGTTGTGTATTTGATTATTGATAATATTCGGGTGTGTTGTTTTTGTCAATGATACATTCAATTGCCATTTTAGCGATTGCTAAACTTTCACTTGAACGCATATCTCCTGCTCTGTATTTTGAAACAACAATTGTTGCCTCTTCTACTGATTCTGCTTCAACAATGTATTTCACTTTTTGAAGTCTTGGGTTTCCGTTGCGGTCGAGTTGCTCCAACTCGTAACCTACTGTTACTAAATAATGCATGGTTTTTTGGGTTTTAAATTATTGATTTGAAAAATTGTGTTCTGTTATTACAAACATTCGGAAGAGAGTATTTGTCCTTTACGGTTTCATAAAGTTTATTACCCAAATCTTCAATCATATTTGGATTG